AAAAACTCCTTCGACTGGTCTCCATCACTTCGGTGACCAGTCATTTTAATAAGGAGATCTTTATTAAGTGGAGGAAAAGAGTTGGTACTGAAGAAGCAGACCGTATCACGAAAAAAGCAACTAGTCGTGGTACAGATATGCACACTCTTACCGAGCATTATCTGAAGAATGAAGAACTTCCAAAGGTTCAACCTATCTCTGATTTTCTCTTCAAAATTTCTAAAGAAAACCTGAATCGCATAAATAACATACACGCCCTTGAGGGTTCGCTATATAGTAAGCAATTAGGAATTGCTGGAACGGTAGATTGTATCGCTGAATATGACGGCGAGTTAGCTATAATCGACTTCAAGACTTCAAAGAAACCTAAACCCCGAGAGTGGATTGACCACTACTTTGTACAGTGTGTGGCATATGGTTGTATGCTGTACGAACTGACTGGTATTTCAGTCAAAAAACTTGTAATTATTATGGCTTGCGAAAATGGAGAATGCG